CTGATGATGTTTGGTGGCGTGGTATCGTTGACTTAGCTATAATTGATGGTGAGAAAGCATGGATTGTAGATTACAAAACAAGTAAGTCTGCATTGTATGCTGATAAAGGTCAGTTAGAACTTATGGCACTTGCAACATTTAGGTACTTCCCGAATGTAAAGAAGATAAACGCAGGGTTATTATTTGTGGTATCTAATAATTTTATTGCACAAACCTACACTGATGATATTATTGTAACACTATGGAAAAAATGGATATCAAACTTTAAGCGTATGAGAACAGCTTATGATAAAGACGTGTGGAACGCACACCCGAGTGGATTGTGTAAACGACATTGCGTTGTTATAGAATGTATACATAATGGGAGTAATTGATGGCTTATACTAAATCCTCAAGACCTTATAAAAAAGAATACAAGAAGCAAAAAGACCGTAATGAACACCCTGATCGTATGGAACGTCAACGTGCAAGAAGAGCCTTAGATAAAAAAGGTGTTAACAGAAAAGGTAAAGACGTTAGCCATAAGAAGATGTTAAGTAAAGGTGGCAGTAATAAGGATGGTTATAAATTAGAGAGTCCGTCTAAGAATAGAAGTAGAAACGGGCAAAAGAAGAAGAAGAAGAAAACATAAGGTTCTAGGAAGCGTCAGGAGTGCCTTGTTTTAATCCTCCGTGTATGATTGCCCCCTAGAAAAAGACTAAAATCGCAGATTTTTATCTGTTGCAAAGGAGACAAGTTTGAGAATATTTGACGGTAAAGCGTTACTGCTTAAGTTACGCAACCCATTAAAAGTCATAGAGGCAATACCAAAAAGCCATAAACTATCTGCTCACGAAATTGTTGTGAACTGGGGGTTAGAAGAAGTACAAACCCTAAATAATTTAAATATTAACGTACCATCACCCATACATAGACGCTACGGCTGGCCAGGTAACTATAAACCTTTCTCACATCAGAAAGATACAGCTTCATTTTTTACTCTTAACAAGAAATCATTTTGCTTTAATGAGCAGGGTACGGGTAAAACTGCAAGTGCAATATGGGCATCAGATTACCTGTTAAAAGAAAAAATTATAAAAAGAGTGTTAGTAATATGCCCTTTGTCAATTATGGATTCAGCATGGAGAGCTGACTTATTTAGCTTCGCCCCTCACAGAACTGTAGACATAGCATACGGAACGGCTAGTAAACGTAAAAAAATAATAAACAACAAAGCTGAATTTGTAATTATAAATTATGATGGGGTAGATATTGTAGCCGAGGAAGTAAAGAAAGGGGGGTTTGATTTAATAATTGTAGATGAAGCCACACATTACAAAAACGCCCAGACTAAGAGATGGAAAACGCTAAACAAATTAGTACAGGATAACACGTGGCTGTGGATGATGACAGGGACACCCGCTGCACAAAGTCCTTTAGATGCTTACGGATTAGCAAAACTTATAAACCCAAAAAGCGTACCTAGGTTCTTTGGTTCGTTCCGTGATATGGTAATGAACAAGATTACACAATTTAAGTGGGTTCCAAAGATTAACGCAAAGGAAATAGTATTTAATGCCTTACAGCCTGCTATACGTTTTACCAAAGATGAATGTTTAGATTTACCACCAATGATTTATGTAAAGCGTGAAGTAGAACTCACTCGTCAACAGATAAAGTATTATAAAATACTTAAGACTAAGTTAATTATGAACATCACTGGCGAACAGGTAACAGCTATGAATAGTGCTGTAGGTATGAACAAGTTACTACAGATATCAGCAGGGGCAGTATACACTGACGATGGTCAGACTTTAGAATTTGACATCCAACACAGATATAAAGTGTTGCGAGAAGTTATTGATGAGTCTAGTAAAAAAGTTTTGGTGTTTGTTCTTTTTAAACATGTGATTGATATACTTACAAATAAACTTAGGTCAGATGGTATTACAACAGAAATAATACGTGGTGATGTGTCCGCATCGAAAAGAACAGCAATTTTTAAACAGTTCCAAGAGACGGATAGTCCACGTGTTATGGTTATACAACCACAAGCAGCAGCACATGGTGTCACGTTAACAGCAGCAAATACAGTTGTATGGTGGTCGCCTACAAGTTCTTTAGAGACATACGCTCAAGCAAATGCACGTGTTCACAGGTCAGGACAAACACATAAATGTACAATCGTCCAGCTTCAAGGTTCTGCCGTAGAAAAACACGTTTACAGGCTATTAGATAACAAAATAGACGTTCACACAAAAATAATAGAACTTTACAAAGAATTACTTGACTAACACACTTTTAATAACTATATATAATTATATGATAACAACAGGAGACATTGATGAGTGAAGTACCCGCTGATAAAATGACAAAGGCATATATTAAAATTAGAGCCAAACGAGCAGAGCTAGCTAAAACTTTTAAAGAAGAAGACGATAGACTTGCCGAGCACTTAGAGAAACTTAAAAACGCACTTCTTAACTATTGCACAGATCAAAATGTTGAGAGTGTTAGAACTTCTGAAGGTTTGTTTTATAGGTCTGTTAAGACTAAATATTGGACAAGCGACTGGGAATCTATGCATAAGTTTGTACTAGAGCATGGTGTGCCTGAGCTTTTGGATAAACGTCTTAATCAAACTAATATGAAACAATTCTTGGAAGAAAACCCCGAAGTACTCCCCCAAGGATTAAATAAGGACATGGAGTACGCAATCGCAGTGAGGAAATCATAATGGAAAATCCTAAATACGTACCAATCGAAGATGTGGCTAAATACTTTTCAGTATCCATATCTACTATCCGTGCATGGGTTCGTCAAAACCAGATACCTAAAGATACTTATATAAAGGTAGGTAACACTTATAGGTTTTGTGTTGATGATGTAGCCGATGCACTAACTAAGACGAAAGACACCGATGAAGAGGCACGAGAAGAATTTCAGGCTGAAGCAAAGGAAGATTTCGACAATCTAGATAATGATGTTTAACAAACTAATGGGAGAATAATATGACATCTGAAGTAAAATTAAATTATAATATTAATGACGTTGAGGCTCTTTGGCCTCGTATAAATAAACCATATAAGTATGACACTATGGAGCAAAGAACTATTCCATGCAATCCTACTGACGATGGTGCAAGCTACACTATTCAATTTCGTATGAGTAGTGCTCAAGCCAAAGAACTATTTAAGAATATGGCTGAGGCATACAAAGTTAAAAAAGAGTCAGGTTGGCCTGCTAAATTTGACTTACCTTTTAAGAAAGAAGAAGGAGGCACTTTTACTTTTAAAGCTAAATTAAAAGGTGCTTATGGTACAGACGTTACTAGGAAACCATCACAGTATGATTCTAAAGGTATAAAATTACCTGATGACTTCTTACTGACCACAGGTAGCAAAGTTAATATTGCTATTGTGTTTGTTCCTTATAATATGCGTGAAGCAGGTGTGTCTTTAAGATTGAAAGCCGTGCAAGTTCTTGAATTAAAAGAGATGAAAGAAGATTCTCCTTTTGGTGCTGTTGAAGGTTTTGAATTTAAAGAGGCTAATAGTCCTTTTAAAGAGGAAGTGTTGAATGATCCAGTAAAGGAACCAAAAAAAGTTGCTAAGAAATCTACACCTACACCAAAAGATGTTGTTGACGATGATTTAAGTGCTATTGTTGATAACTGGGACGATTAAATACTACACTGCGACTAGTTGTAACATACTGGTCGCAGTAACTTTTGATGTTGGGGGACATTGTGGATACAAAAACATTTTTAAACAGAGTACTAAGTGGAAATGGTAATTACTGTACATTTGCTTTTAGAACTCGTGACAACAAGAGATTACAAAAGTTTTATCCGTCCGTAGACCATATTGTAGATGTAGCCAGTAATTTAGACCAAGAAGGCTATGATGTATATTTTGCATTAGCAACATTCAATGAAGCGGGGTCACGTAAGGTAGATAATATAAAGGAACTTAATAGTTTCTTTTTAGATTTAGATTGCGGACTCAGCAAGGACTACAGGACTCAAGGGCAAGCTATCCAAGCGTTACAGTCTTTCTGTAACAAGTTCAAATTACCTAGACCTACTATGCTAAACTCAGGTAGAGGTGTACACGTCTATTGGGTTTTAACAGAACCAGTTGGATTACAGAATTGGTTGCCTGTTGCCGAGAGGCTTAAAAGATTATGTGCACAGAATAACTTGTTAGCAGACCCTGCTGTAACGGCAGATGCCGCCCGTGTGCTTAGAATACCAAACACACATAATTATAAAACTGACCCACCTAGTAAAGTGGGTTTGCTTGGCAACGAAATGGCAGAGGCTATACATATAAATTATTTTGCAGAGTTACTGGGTGAAGACGTACTCCAAGTACCACAGAAACGTAGTCAGGAGAGCAACCCTACACTTAATGCTTTGAGAGATAATATAGAAAGTGTATTTAAAAATATACTTACAAAAACACAAAAGGGTAAAGGGTGTGAACAGTTACGATACATATTAAATAAACAAGAAGAAGTAAGTGAACCACTATGGAGAGCAGGGTTATCAATTACAAAACATTGTATTGACGCAGAAAAAGCATCACACATCTTGTCAAAGAACCATCCTGATTACACACGAGAAGAGACTACTAGGAAAATGGAGGCTATAAAAGGCCCTTATTTGTGTAGTACGTTTGATGAATACAACCCTAATATATGTACAAGCTGTCCTAACTGGGGTAAGATAAAGTCTCCAATAACGTTAGGTCATAGAGTGCGTGAAGCTACAGGAGAAGATAATATTGTAGAAGCTCCTGCCTTTGATTTGCCTGATACTCCTCTTAACACATACACAATTCCAATGTACCCTAAACCATACTTTAGAGGTGTAAATGGCGGTGTATACATTCGTAGTACAAACGCTGATGGGGAAGCAGAAGATAAGCTAATATACCATAACGACTTATACGTTGTTAGACGATTGAGAGATGTAGAAATTGGAGAAGCCATAGTAATGCGTTTACACCTACCTAAAGATG